GCTTAAAAGGATAGAGTTTGAAGTTAGTGTTGCACTGATTGAGTTAGACATGGAGGCAGAAGATGGGTAAAACAGTCGTAGTCTTTAGCTGCGCTCACGTAGACCCTTCAGTGGGAAATGAGCGTTTCAACTGGTTAGGTGAGTTCTTGTATGATCTTAAACCTGACTATGTTGTAGACTTGGGTGATGGCGCTGATATGCGGTCATTAAATACATTTGACACTCGTTACCCAGAGGCAATCGTAAGTCAGAGTTACGAACAAGATATTGAACACTACAACGATGCACAGGAACGTATCCGTTGGAAGTTCAGACACCACAAGCGCAAACGTCCAACTTACATAGGATTTGAGGGGAACCATGAGAATAGAATTAAAAAAGCTATTAAGCACGATCCTCGACTCCAAGGATCAAAGTACGGCATATCTTTCGGGCATCTCCAGACAGACCGATGGTTCGATGAGTACCATGAGTATGAACACTCCGCACCAGCGATTGCTGATTACGATGGCATCTCGTATTCTCATTACTTTAGTAGTGGTAACTTTGGGTCTGCTATGTCTGGTATGCACCATGCTAATGGGCTACTGGCTCACCGCCATCATAGCTCTACCTGTGGTCATAGTCATAAACGTGATCTTAAGTTTAAAGACTCTTCTCATCCTAGAGGAGTTATTGGTCTTGTCGCAGGGTGCTACAAGGGTGCAGCGGAGGGCTGGGCAGGGCAAGCCAACAGAGAGTGGTGGTCAGGTATAGTAGTTAAGCGTGAGGTAGAGGATGGTATGTATGACCCAGAGTTTATCTCTCATAGCCGACTAAAGGCAATGTATGGGAAAGCGTAGTGACTTTGAAAGAGTACCAAGGGACTACTACCCAACACCACTAGCTGCTGTCGAACCCCTGATCTCGCACTTGCCCTACTCATTTGATTATGTAGAGCCTTGTGCGGGTGACGGTAGGTTAATAGACCACTTAGATAAACTAACGGATAGTCATGGTGAGTGTTTATTTGCCAGTGACATTGAGCCAAGGGGTTACAACATTGCCACTTGTAACGCTCTTGAAATAGATATCACTGATTTAGGCATAGACTTCTGCATTACTAACCCCCCGTGGGAACGAAAGATACTGCACCCATTCATTGAGCATTGGATGCAGATGTGTCCTACTTGGATACTATTTGATGCTGATTGGATGCACACTAAACAGTCAGCCATCTTAATGACGTATTGTGTTAAGGTTGTTAGTGTAGGTAGAGTTAAGTGGATAGAAAACAGCAAGAGTTCTGGTAAAGATAATTGTGCTTGGTACTTGTTTGATTTTATGAAAGTGTCTGGGAAACCGACAGAGTTTTATGGGAGAACGATATGATTACTCAAGAAGACGTTGATGCTTTTAGCATTGTAAACGTAACACCAATGGAATACTCATACTGGGTAGAAGGTAAGATTATGACTGGCGGTGAAAGTCGTTTGTTTGAGAACGTCTTAGGTCTTTTGGGAGAGGCTGGAGAGATTGCTGAGAAGGCTAAGAAGCTGATTAGAGATAACTCTACACTAGACCGTAAGGATATCATAAAAGAGATAGGTGATGTGGTGTTCTATGCCACAGCCTTGGCTAATCACTTTGATAGTAACTTAGCAGAGGTACTAGAAACGAATATGGATAAATTAAATGACCGTGAGGCCCGTGGGGTACTCAGTGGAAATGGAGATAACCGATGATTAAAGCTATTGGTGTTTGGGTATACCGACTGTACAATTACTTACAGACGTGGCAAGAACATAGAGATACAATCCTACACCTTAATCGTATGACAGATAAAGATTTAAAAGATATCGGTATAACACGGGGTGATATTAACCGTATGGTATGGTTTGATAAACATAAAGAAGAACGGGGTAAAGAAGAATGAGTAGCAATCACCTACCAACAGACTACCAAGCATTTATACACAAGTCACGTTATGCACGATGGCTGGATAAAGAGGGACGCCGTGAGACTTGGCAAGAGACAGTATCTCGTTACATGGATAACATTGTACGCCCTGTAGCGGGTGATGACAGTTACATACGTCAGATAGAAGATGCTATCCTATCTCTGGATGTTATGCCTTCTATGCGCTCTCTTATGACCGCTGGCCCAGCAGCCCTACGTGACAATACTGCTATGTACAACTGTAGTTACCTCACGGTGAAGAACATTAAGAGCTTTGACCAAGCTATGTTTATTCTGTTATGTGGAACAGGCGTTGGGTTCTCAGTTGAACGACAGTACATTAACAAGCTACCAGAAGTCCCTGATAAAATGTTTGACAGTGAGACTACAATAGTTGTTAAGGACAGTAAGGAGGGTTGGGCTAAGGCTCTTCGCCAATTAATTGCTCTCCTGTACAGTGGTGAAATTGCACAGTGGGATGTAGGTTTGGTACGCCCTGCTGGTGCAAGGCTCAAGACATTTGGAGGTAGGGCATCAGGTCCAGCACCACTGATCGACTTGTTTAACTTTGTGATCCACACATTTAAAAATGCCAGTGGCCGTAAGCTGTCTTCTATTGAGTGTCACGACATCATGTGTAAGATTGGAGAAGTAGTAGTTGTGGGTGGTGTACGCCGTAGTGCTATGATCTCTCTGAGCAATCTATCAGATGATAAGATGCGACATGCCAAGTCAGGTTCATGGTGGGACAACAATCCTCATCGTGCCTTATCTAACAACTCAGTGGCTTACTCTGAGAAGCCTGACAGTCTATCATTCATGCGTGAGTGGCAGGCCCTAGTGGAAAGTGGCAGTGGTGAGCGTGGCATCTTCAATCGTGAGGCAGCAAAGAAACAAGCAGCTAAGAATGGCAGACGTGATAGTTCTTTTGACTTTGGAACGAATCCATGTTCTGAGATAATATTACGTGATTCGCAATTTTGTAATTTAACCGAATGTGTAGTACGCGCAACAGACAGTATTGAAGACTTGGAGCGCAAGGTAAAACTTGCTACCATTCTTGGGACTGTCCAGAGTACATACACACACTTCCCTTACTTGACTAAAGAGTGGAAAGATAACACTGAGGAAGAACGTCTGCTGGGGGTTAGCCTCACGGGCATTATGGACAACCAGCTAATGACCATTAAGAATAGTGGACTAGCTAAAACATTGGAGTATCTAAAAAATGTCGCCATCAATACTAATGCTGAATGGGCTGAGCGCCTTGGTATCCCTGTTGCTACTGCTATCTCTTGTGTCAAACCTAGTGGCACTGTCTCCCAACTTGTTAATTCTAGCAGTGGGATTCATGCTCGTCACAGCCCTTATTACATCCGCACGGTGCGTGGAGATATTAAAGACCCGTTGACTAACTTCCTAAAGGATAAAGGTATCCCTAACGAACCTTGTGTGATGAAGCCAGATACCACAGTGGTGTTCAGCTTCCCACAGAAAGCTCCAGAGGGTGCAATAGTTACTTCTGATATGACAGCCATTGAACAGTTAGAGATGTGGCTTATGTATCAAAGGAACTGGGCAGAACATAAGCCCTCCGTGACAATTAATGTGAGGTCTGATGAGTGGCTTGAGGTAGGTGCTTTTGTGTACAAGAACTTTGATGAGATGTCTGGTGTGTCGTTCCTACCGTATAACGAACATACATATCAACAGGCCCCTTATCAGGAGTGTAGCAAGACTGACTATAAGACCCTCTTATCTTGTATGCCAGATACTTTAGACTGGAATGAGTTGTCAGAGTATGAGAAAGAAGACAATACAGCGGGTAGTCAGACACTAGCGTGTTCTGGCGATAGCTGTGAGCTTGTAGACTTAGTTTAACCCGACCACCTGAGCATGTGTTTAAACTGCTCAATTAACTTTAGGAGACACAATGGATGACTTTCCCGACAAACCTAAGAGAACTAGAAGGAAGACAAACTACAAGGGTGCAGACAAGAAGACTACATCTGGACTTGTAGCTAAGACATCAAGACAGGGTGATCTTATTGAAGCCTTACAGGGCAGTCGCCAAGTCTTTATTCTTGGGCCTGCTGGTACGGGTAAGACCTATGTTACAGCAACGTATGCTGCTGACCTGTACACTACAAAGAAGATCGACAAGATAGTTATTACAAGACCTCATGTAGCCGTAGGTAGAGAGCTAGGGTTTCTAAAGGGTGACCTACAAGATAAGACTATGCCTTGGGCATTACCTGTATTAGACGTATTGGAGAAGCATCTTGGAAAAGGGACAGTGGAAACAGGGATCAAGAATGGTAACATTGAGATGGCTCCTATCGCTCTTATGCGTGGCCGTAGTTTCGATAATGCCTTCATAATAGTTGATGAGACACAGAACATAACTACACATGAGCTAAAGATGCTATTGACAAGAGTAGGAGAAGGGACCACTATTGTGTTAAATGGCGATGTACAGCAGAGTGATCTTAAAGAAGCAGATGGTCTATCAAAGGTTATCCACTTGGCTAAGAAATATATGCTGCCTGTACCCGTTATTGAGTTTGGTGTTGAAGACATCATACGATCAGACATCACAGCAATGTGGGTAAAGACATTTATGAAAGAGGGTATTTAATGGCTAAGTGGGATATGGATAAAATGACTAAGACTTATGATGCTGTAAACAGCCCACCACACTACGGTAAAGGTAAGATAGAATGCATCGACTACATTGAGGACTTCTTAAGTAAGGAAGAGTACACGGGATACCTCCGTGGGAATATAGCTAAGTACCTTCATAGGTGGAGGTATAAGAATGGCCTAGAAGACCTTAAGAAAGCTCAGTGGTATGGTGCAAGACTTATCAAGCTGGAGGAGGAGCAATGAGTTTATTTGAGGGGCTGCTTCTCTGTAACATATTAATATCAGCTTGGGTCACATACTCAATAGGAAAGGTTAAGGGTGACATTGAGATACTGTACGAAGGTTTAGCCCTAACTATGAAGATGGAAGAAGACCGTGTAGAATAGAAAAAGCCGTAGGCGTCCACTCAAGGATACCTACGGCTTTTTTGTGTCTTGTACTTAGTTTACTTACCGAAGAACTTCGATACTGATCTCATTCCTATGCTGGCACTTACGATCCCTCCAAGGGAATACTGATACCATGTTGGCATTACCTCTAAAGCAGTAAACCCTGCTTGTACTATTTGATTACCCCAGTCACCACAAAATGCTAAAATTAATGGGATACTAAAAAGTAGAGTAATCCACTCATCTTTCCAGCTATTCTGTGTAGCCTTGATTGCTTCTATGTCCCAGTCAATCTCACCAGTAGCTTGCTTGACTTTGATCTCAGCATTAGCTTTCTGTACGGCCACCTTACCATCTAGGTAGGTAGTAGCCAAGCCACCGATAGCACCTAAGAGTTTCCCTATAATCATTTGTCGCCCACCTTCTTAACCAGATTGGTTACACCCATAAAAACAGATACCACACCAGCAACAGAAACAAAGTAAATGGAAGCCATGCTTCCGATGATTTCTGAAGCGTTGTCAAGGCCAATCGCACTTGTGACAACCACAGCAAAAGGATAAAGCAACATTCCCCATAAAGAGAACCAAGCCATTTTACGAGTTTGATCCCTGTACGCATCTGAGTCCTCAATCTTTCTTCGTTTGTCTTCAAGCAAGAGTTCGTCCCACTCAGGCTTTTCTATGGCTCCACTGTTATTCTTATCTGCATCCTCAAATTCAGTCACTCAGATTTCACCTCCCCAATAAAAGATAAGGCAATTAACCTCTCTCTGCATATGACGACAACCCTACCGTTACTATCATACACTATGTACTTACCCTTGTGCTTTATAAGTTTCATTTACCACTTACCTTGCTTTGCACCTATAAGATACAGAACTACAAGTGTAGCCCCTAAACCAGCTAGTACCAAAGCTCCAAGTAGAACCCCATTAATTACGTTATCTATAAACTCTTTTTTCTTGTACACTAGGTCACGTTGTTCTTTACGTTGTTGAGCTTCTATCCTTACGATCTCATCCCATGCAGATGGACCGTATACAAATGAGATGTGGCTCCTAAGCTCTTCTCTCATCTCCTTGAGTTTCTGCTTCTGTGTCCATACCTCAAGGGCATTAGCCTGAGTGTCACTGAACATCTTATACATGGGAGGCTTCTGAGCCTTTTGTTCTAGGAAGTCCAAGTCACTTACAGCTTTAGACCACTGAGACAGGGTACTCCCTATAGAGGATATTTCCCTACCAACTTCGACTGCTTTCTTAATGCCTTTATATGCGGTTGTGGCCGCAGCCATAGCTGTAAAAGGGTCCATAATTTACCTAACTGGCTCAGACATCCGCTCTACTGCGATACGTATAGCCTTAATATTTTCATCCATCCTAGCTATAGAAATGCTCTGGTTGTGTACCATCTTTTCTAGTGTATTAGTTCTAGCTTGTATCCTTACAAGGCTATCGTGATTTGTATCTACGTCATTTCTTAAAGTGGCAACAAACCATATTAAGGCTACTGTTTGACAGGCTATAGCAATTACTAAAGTTAAAGGAACGCTTCTGGATAAATGCCACGGGTCTGGTTTCATTTTGGATATGCCTTACGATCTAGTTCAAAGTGTGGTGCGTCATAAAAGCTCTTCCAGTCTCCACCCCATACGATAGGAATGTCTAACTCTTTAGCAGCCTTCTTCATTGCCTTTGCCATCTTCTCAAATCTCTTTAGGTCTTCCCAGTCTACAGGGTAAGGGACCATATCAATAGCATGACCTGTGATATGACGTGAGTTCAAGGTGGTAGACTTACCATCTTTTAGTAATTGTTTCTGACGATCCAGAGAACGGATACCCTCAATTACTGAGAAGTCTACCTCTGTGATTTTAATAGCTGCCTCAACGACAGCAACCAAGTCGGGGTTAACCCCAGACAAACTCTGTGCGCTACGTAGTCCTAGTTTGTACGACATTAGTAAATCCTTATTCTGGTTTAATAGGCCATGCCACATTGTGTGGAAAGTTATCCTGAGAGGGAACGTCCAGTAGAGCAAGACGGTAGGTTTCCCACTCTGACTGTTTCTCTTCTGTTAGCGAACCCCAACGAAGGGTGTTGCCTGCAATGATGTCTACATCAGTAGCTAGTCTCATGTTACGCTCTTCACGGACTTGAGATGCAACAGTAGCTGCAAACTCTTCGTCAGTTGGAGCAACGTAAGCAGAGACATCACCAGCGGCATCCATTGCTGCAAGTAGGTCATCGTTATTGACGGTCATGTCTGTGTCGGATGGAACAAGAGTGTAAGGTATCCAACTGTATACTGGGTGGTTTATCTCACAGTCAATCCAACCTATAGCGTTAATATAGTGTGCGTTACGATAA